AAATGGTTCAAACAAGATTGGGTTGACATTGGATCAAAGAAAAAAGGTGGTGGATTTAAGAAATGTGGTCGCTCTAAACAAAAAGCGGATGCAAAAAGAAAATATCCAAAATGTGTTCCAGCAGCTAAAGCTGCAAGAATGACAGAGAGTCAAAGAAGATCAGCAGTAAAAAGAAAAAGAAGTAAAGCTCAAGGTGTTGGAGGAAAACCAACTAATGTTAAAACATTTGCAGCAACAGGTGGTTTAATAACAAATCAAAGAAGAGCTGGAGCAGCACAGAGAGGTTTTGGTTTTAGAGGTGTCTTCTAAAAAAGATCCCAAAGTAGGAACAGGTAAGAAACCAAAAGGTAGTGGAAGACGTCTCTATACTGACGAAAACCCTCGTGATACTGTGGGTATTAAGTTTGCTACTCCTAATGATGCCACCAAAACTGTTAAAAAAGTTAAAAAAGTTAAAAAACCTTTTGCAAGAAAAATTCAAATATTAACAGTTGGTGAACAACGTGCTAAAGTTATGGGTAAAAATAAAGTAGCAAGTATATTTAAAAAAGGTAAAAATGCCATTAGAAAAGCAAATAAAAAAAGACGTCCGTAAATGGTCAGAGCATTTTCTAGAAATACCTAATAAACATTTAGGTGGATTTCCTGCATGTCCTTTTGCTAAAAAAACATGGGCAGACAATAAAGTAGTTGTTGAAGTTAAAAGAAAAAATAAATGGTATAAAACCGAGTTAAACGCACATTTAAAACAATTAGATTTTTCTGTTCATGAAATATTGATATTCTGTGATCCTTACTTTAATTACTCTCTGGAAGAGTTTCAGGATATCATAGATGCGTATAATAATTGGTATAATAAAAAGGATGTATTTTTTATGGGTTTTCATCCCAGCAACCCAGCCAACGAGGAGGAGCAAGAATTTCTCGTCACTCCAAATGGGGACACCCCTACTGTAGAGAGTGATTTGATGTACTCTATGATGTTAGCACAAAAGTTCTCGCAATTACAGGAAGCTTCTGATAAACTACACAAGGCTGGTTATTACAATAAGTGGCCAAAAGGGTACTATAAAGACGTCGTAGTATCTAGAGCTAAAACCTATAAACGAATATTCGGAGGTCAATATGATGGGTAAGAAAAAACAAGCAATGATGAAGAGAGGCGGTTCCGTCAAAAAAGCTGTCAAGAAAAGAGGCGGCGGTATGATGAAAAAAGATCCAATGGCAATGGCTATGGGTGGAAAGGTTTCACCTAGAAAAGCAATGGCTATGGGTTTAATGGGTGGTGGAATGGCTGCCAAGAAAAAAGCTGTCAAGAAAAGAGGCGGCGGTATGATGAAGGGTAAGAAAAAGAAGGTAAAAAAATAGATGCCAACTTACGCTTCAACAGCTAGCTTTGACTTGACGATTGATCAAATTTGTCAAGAAGCTTATGAACGTTGTGGTTTGCAAATTCGTAATGGATATGATTTGCAAACTGCAAAACGTTCTCTTAATCTCATGCTTGCCGAATGGGCAAACAGAGGCATAAATCTTTGGACAGTAAAGAAACAAGAAAAATCATTACCAGCAAACACAACAAATTTAACAGGTGCTTCTTTATTTGGATCAGGAGCAAATGCACCAGAACAAATTGTAGATATTACAGATGTAATAATAAGAGACTCTAGTAACAATGATTATTCAACAACGGCAATAGCAAGAGCGCAATATTGGAATTACACAGTTAAAACGACCAGCGGAAGACCAACTCAATACTATTTTGAACGTACGATAAACCCAACACTATATCTATATCCTGCAGCTGACCAAGCTTACACTCTAATATATTATGCTCTTGTTCGTATGGCTGATTCGGGCGATTACACAAATAATTCTGAGATTCCTTTTCGTTTTCTTCCATGTCTTGTAGCTGGTTTAGCTTATTACATATCTATGAAAAAAGCGCCAGATAGAATGCAAGCGTTAAAACTTTTGTATGAAGATGAGTTTAAAAGAGCAGCTGATGAAGATGGATCAAGAACAAGTATTTATATTACACCTTCTACATATTACCCTAGCGGTGGAGGTTATTAATGCCAAAATATGCTAGCGGTAGATTTGCTAAAAGAATATCTGATAGATCTGGATTAGCTTTTCCTTACAATGAAATGGTAAAAGAATGGAATGGATCTACTGTGCATACTAGTGAGTTTGAACCAAAACATCCTCAATTAGATCCTAGATACCATCCTACAGATCCTCAGTCTTTGCAAAATGCGAAGCCACAAATAATTAGTGCAAATGTTTTATTAGGTATTAATATGTTTGCAGGTAATATTTTTCAATCCGATGGCATGATGCCAAAAGATGATGATAAAGAGCTGCTTGCTAAAACGCAAGTTGGAACGGTAAGTGTGGTGGTGTCATGACAACATATAGTGAATTAGTAGATCAAATTAGAGATTATACAGAAACAACATCTGATGTGTTGACCACTATAATAGTTAATGATTTTATTGAACATGCTGAAAAAAGAATATTTAGAGAAATAGATTTAGATGTTTTTAGATCTTATCAATTTGCTACTTTAACAACTGGTAATCCATTTGTATCTTTACCTGGAGCAAATGCAGGAGATTTAGCTTTTGTAAGATCAGCACAAATTTACACACCAGGCGGAACTCCTATAAGAACATACCTTTATCAAAAGGATATAACTTTTATGAACGAATATTGGCCAAATAGGGATTCTACGGAAAAACCAAAATACTATGCAATGTGGGATCAAGATACAATATATCTTGCGCCTACGCCAAATTCTGCATATAATATCGAATTAGCTTTGAACAAGCAAGAAGCAGGCTTGTCTTCATCCAATACAACTAGTTGGGTGAGCACAAATGCCCCAAAAGTTCTTCTTTATGCTGCACTTTGTGAAGCATTTAGATTTTTAAAAGGGCCAGATAATATGCTTCAATACTATGAACAAGGCTACCAACAAGCATTACAAGGCTTGCAAACTGAGCAAAACGGTAGAAGAAGACGAGATGAATACTATGATGGTGTTCTTCGACTTCCTCTAAATTCGCAACAACCATAAAGGAGATTATAAAATGGCAATATCATCAGCGATATGCAACTCTTTCAAAAAAGAATTATTGGAAGGTAAGCATAATTTTTCGTCTGGTAGTGGTGATACATTTAAAATTGCATTGTTCACATCATCTGCAAGTTTAGGTGCTGCTACTACGGACTACAGTTCATCAAATGAAATTTCAAACTCTTCAGGAGCAGCATATTCTGCAGGAGGTTTGGCTTTAACAAACAACGGTACATCATTAAGTAGCACAACAGCTTTTGTTGACTTTGCTGATGCACAGTGGACATCGGCTAGCTTTACAGCTAACGGTGCTTTGATCTACAACACCACTACTGGTGCTGGTTCAGGGACTACTGACGCTGTTTGTGTACTAGCTTTTGGTGGAGATTTCACAGCATCCAACGGTACGTTCACTGTAACATTCCCAACTGCTGACGCTAACAACGCTATTATTCGTATATCGTAAGGTAAGCTAATGGCTTTTATCCTTAACGATCGGGTCAAGGAGACCACGACTACCACTGGCACAGGTGCAATTACACTTGCAGGTGCAGTAGGTGGCTTTGAAACGTTTTCTGCTGGTATAGGTGGTAGTAATACTACTTACTATGCAATCAAACATCAAACTGCTAACGAGTTTGAGGTTGGTTTTGGAACGTTAAATGGTGGTGCTTCTACTATTACTAGAACATATATAATTAACAGTTCTAATTCTGATGCCGCTGTAGATTTTAGTGCGGGTACAAAAGATATATTTTGTACAATGCCTGCCGCAAAAGTGGGTTTGCCATTTCCACAAGAGTATGGATCTTCAAGCGCACCAAAAATTATTACTGTAAAAGTAGCAAGTAAATCTGGTAATCACCCGTATCAAGGACAAGGGTCAGGTAATGCATACTACTTAGATGGTTTGGAGGCACCAGCCTTAAGATTATCAGGGGTAGATTCTAGTTACAAATACTATTATAGATTTGATGTATCACATTCAAGTAACTCAGGACATCCATTTAGATTCTATTTAGATGCTGCTAAAAACACAGCTTATACGACTGGTGTAACAACAAACCTGTCTGGAGGAAGTGCAGGGGCATATGTTCAAATAGCTGTAGATTCTAACACACCAAATATACTGTATTATCAGTGTTCATCACATGGTTACATGGGTAATCATGTTACTAATATTTCTAATAACATAAATGGTGATTTAACAATTGGATCAAAATTAAAATTACCAACTAATACTGCAAACAAGATATTGGTTGCAGACGGAACAAGTTTTGAAGAAGTTGACATGTCTGGTGATGCAACAATTGCATCAGGTGGAGCACTTACTCTTGCCAATTCAGGCGTATCAGCAGCAAGTTACACAAACTCAAGTATCACTGTTGATGCAAAAGGCCGTGTAACAGCAGCTTCAAGTGGGTCAGCAGGTGCGTCTACTGGCTTTGTAATTGCAATGTCGATTGCGCTTTGATATAAGGATTTAATATGGCACAAGATTTTGAAAGAGTATTTGCAAGAAATATAGGGACTTCAGCTTCCTCGCTACTGACATCTAATTCAGATGATGCCCTTATTGGTATAAGAGTAGCAAACGTTGTGTCACAAACAATTCAAGTTGACGTATATATTTCTACTGGTGGTAATGATTACCACTTAGTAAAAGGTTTAAGTATACCGCAAGGTTCAGGTTATGAGCTCATACAAGATGGCTCAAAAGTAAATATTGCTAATGGCGATGTATTAAAAATTAAATCGAACACAGCATCTTCAGTTGATGCTTGGGTATCGTATATTGATGCAATAAGCACGTAGGAGGTTACATGGGTTACACAGGTCCAGCTAATACAGATCAATTCAAATCCATGTCTACCCAGACGATAACTGGGAATGGATCTGCTACTACATTTACACTTAACACACCTGTAGCAAATTCGTCAGAAATAAGATTTGTTGTAAATAATGTTGTACAAAAACCAGACGTAGATTACACTGCAAGTGGTACACAATTATCTACAGGTTCAAACGTATTAGCAGGTTCGGATGCAGCGTATGTTGTAAATATCGGCGCTGCAGTAGGTTCACAAACACCTTCAACAGGTAGTGTTGATCATACAGCTATTTCATCATCTTTTAATGGCATGTATTTAAACTTGGCAACAGTAACATCAACAGTTACAATAGCTGCAACGCAAAATGCTTTTCTGGCTGGGCCAGTAAACTTTACTAACACCGTAACGGTAGAAGGGACATTGACGGTAATATAATGGGAACTTTATTCGTAGATAAATTAGATCCACAATCAGGAACATCATTAGAGATTGGTAGTTCAGGTGATACAGTTTCTGTAAACACGGGTGCCACCACGAACTTACTAGGTAATGTAACACTAGGTGCAAGTGGTAAAACTATAACCGTTCCGTCTGGTTGCACTATTACAAATAATGGAACGCAAACAGGTTTTGGTGGAGTTATGACTCCAGCTTTTAGTGCTTATGGTGGTACTCAAAATAGTGTTGCAGATAATACTAACACAATCCTGGTGTGTGGTTCTGAAGTATTTGATAGTGACAGTAAATATGATACAAGCACTTATCGTTTTACACCTGGTGAAACTGGTAAATATTTTTTTCACGTATCTTTTAAAAACAACCAAACTAGTGCAAGACTACAATGTGGTATTTATAAGAATGGAAGTTTAATACCTGACTCAGAAGGAAGAATGGAGCCAGAAAATAATGGACATGGGAACAACACTTACACTGGTGTATCTGGCTCAGCTATTTGTATATGCGATAATACAAGTGATTATTTTCAAGCATATGGTTGGCATAAAGCTGGCTCAACAGAAACTTTTTATTCGGCTCGATTTTTTGGGTACAAAATAATAGAATGATAAGAATTTTAAAAGGAGGTCTATATGGCAAGTCTATCAACTAAAGTAGCGCTATACTGTACTGCGAACAGCAAAACGGCTGATTTCGGTCCAGGAGGCAATGTATCTTTACAGGATGACTCAGACGGTAAAGGCCCGTATATAGCAAGCTGGAGCGTCGATGGTTTAGATAAAC